CTTGCCCGACTTGTCAAGACCGCTCTTTTTGAGGTAGAGCAACACCTTCATTTTCTCTTGTTTCATACGCTTTAATTTTATGGGCAAAGTTACCCGAATTAAGACATAATTTCTATTTTTACAATTATTATGCTTTTATAGCGGAATCGTGAAACATTTTTGCAAATAAATAACCTATTAATCCCCTTTGTCCTTTATTTCAAATTACAAGCAGGTCTCCTTATGTTTTCTAATATCAATTATATATCGCAGACATCCTTTTTACCTCGTAGTTATAAGCAGATTAATTCTACACCATCCACACGCTTGCCATTTATAGGTATCTTGCATTTCTTAGTGATAAAGCCATATTGTACTATATCCGTACCTTTAGCAGTAGCGTGGTATCCGACTTTATCGTATATTTTCTATATTTGTTGTTTCAATATTATGGGGCACAGAACGAAGCGTATAAAATGAGTTGAAGATAAAAACGGCTTATTGCTTTATGTTTCAAAGAGTTATGCGTATTGATAGAATATGAGCCTGTAAAACGAAACGTTTGCATTGCTTTAATTTCGGTTTACACTTGAGGCTTGATGAGGCTTATTAAGTTGGCGAAAGACTTACATTGGTTTACAGAAGGCTTACATAGAACAATGAGGAGAATAAAGAGGGAAGTAAATCTGCTCTTTTTTATTGCGGTCTTAGAAAAAATAAAGTGCTATTTTATTCCATATAATTATTATTTGGTATATTTGCAATATAAAATAATAGATTATGGCAAAGGTTATACACGTACATTTGATACACGGATTAAAGGAAACGAAACGGAAAGACTGGTATTTCAGTAGTATTTCTGCCGTTTATACAGTATTTACGCCTGAACAGGTAGGTGCTACACGTAATTATTTGCTCCATGCCGGGCTTTCAGGCAATGGTACGATTATCACGAAACGGGCTGTAATAAAGCAATCTATGCTCATTTCTGGCGGTTCTGGGGCAACTTATAAAGACTAAGAAAGAAAAGGCTTAGAACGGCATTAAAACGCCGTTTGAGAGGGTGGTAAAATCGGACTGGTTTTATCACCCTTTTTTCGTGCTTTTGTGGGCGATTTTAGGTGCTGGGGTTAAGGGTGGGGTTAAAAAGTGGGGTTAGTTTTTTCGATAACTGGGGTTAGTAAAGTAGGTTTTGAGGGGGTGCGATACAATGGGGGTAAGATACTACTTTTTTAATGATATGCACGTTTTTTGTACCGATAGCCCCCCCCTAAATGCCACCTGTTTTTGAAACTCCACATTATTAAATAACTATATATCAGTAACTTTCCTGTTTTTGGGCGTGTAAAAGAGGGGGGGAGAATAGAGAAAAGAGGGAGAAAGAAAGGGAACTGGGGGAATTGGGGGGGGGTATCTCTTCTTGCTATTCTTTTTCGTGCCAACGTCCTCCTTTGATAATTCTAAAGACGTCTATCCGACGTTCGCAGTGCTTGAATATTGGGCATTGGCGGCAAGCCTTTCTTTTTCAATAGTTAATTGACGGACTTGCTCCTTGAGTTGTCCGATTTCCTCTGCTTGTTGTATTATCTTTGCATCTTTTCGTTGTATATAAGGTTCATACGTCTTAAATACATCAGTTAAAGCAGACTGATCCGTTAGAGGAGCAGGCACTTCTTCAGGTTGATTAGGTAGTGTTGCAAGTCCTGTGCCTGTAAGGAGCCACATAGCATTAACTTCGTATGAAATCACGATTTTCTGTAAAACATCAGCTTTGGGAATAACTCCCTTGATATAGCCTCTTATATTAGCCTCACTAACCCCTAATTTGGCAGCAAAAACTGTATTCTTACCACCAGCAAGGGTTTTAACTAAGTATTCTATCCTCTCGTGTATAGTCCCGTTTTCCGTCATAAATCATTTTTAATCGAAAATAATCACGATAAAACTTGCGTTATTCGTGAGAAATCACTATCTTTGCAGCGTATTCCATTTGGAAGTGCGCCCAAAGATACGAAAAAGGGGCGTGATTTGCAAATTTTAAAGATTAAAGAATATGAATGAGAAACTTTTAGATAGAGTGAGTGTTGAAAAAATCGATGCGTTGGTTGATGCATTAAGCGAGGTGATAAGTAGCATGCGCATCACAGCAGAGAATAGCTATTCCTGTTATCGTAACGAAGCATATTGGGCATGTTATTCTTTAAGGAATATGATGTTTACATCTCTAAGGCGTCGCGAAGAAAAATCAGCAGGTGAATAGATTGTAAGTATAGTAAGGCGGCTACGTCCGAATGGTAGCGGGTCCAGCAAACGTCTCAGCAACTGGGGTTCGAATCCCCACCGCCTACATTTTAATGATTAAATATTGAAGATTATGAGCAACAAAAGATTTTCTGCTACTGAAATCTCAAGATTTCTGAATGAGCGTTTACAAGACAGGCGGGCAATTCGTAACTCAGAAGCGCATGATAAGCCTCAAAAACTTGCTGAAGATGCAGTGCGCGCTGCATCCCGACAGAAATTAACAGCACCACACGGGCGGTTAGTTTCTCACTTCCATCTTCTTGTGCGTATTGACCGACAGAGGGCTGTATGTCAGTATTGCGGTCAAAGCTACCCTTTAACGCCTTCAGGCGATTTAGACAGGGGGCAATTAGTTCAAGAAGCACTTTCTCGTCCATTGTTTGGTCGAGAGGGACAATGTCGATTGTAAGTAATACTTCAGGTACCATATTTTTTCTATTTGGAATTTGGCTATAAAGTTATAGAAAATAAATGAATTAAACAAGTGAGATTATGAAAAAGTACATTCACATACAAAAAGTAGACCGCGAGTTTATCGCAAAATTATTCGGGATTACCGAACGCACCATTTTCAACGCTATTCACTTTGAGGATATGAGTGAGGGCAATGAGCTTGCCAAGAAGATACGCAAGGTTGCTTTGGAACGTGGTGGTATCGTGATGGTGGAGGCACCTGAATGGGAAGTGCTGCACGATGCCGATGGTTACATAAGATACTATAATGGGGACGTTCTTCTGGAGTTCTCGAAGACAGAACCTGTGTGCGATGTGTTCAAGCATGGCGAGAAGGTGCGCCATTACGACAACGTGATGACGAGCGACATTCAAGGAATTCAAGACTGGGCTGCGACATTGAGATAAGGAGGTTACGATGGAGTATTACAGTAATAAACTTTGCATATCCTTCCACGAGCTTGTGGACAGCGGAATTATGACCGAGCCTAATTACAAATACAAGGCTTGGAAAGGTCAGATAGACGTTGTCCGTCGTGGTGGTGGTGCGAATGGCTGTTGTGCTCTGATTGCCATAGACAGCCTACCTACCAAGTACAAGGAGGCTGTCGAGAAGATGTATCCCGGCGGCGACGAGGTTCGCATCAAGACATGGGTGCTTTCTAATTACGAAATAGACCAAGCAGCCATTGCCTTCTTCCATGACCGCAGCAAGACAGGCATCGACCTTGACGAGAAAAAGAAACGTGAGTACATCACCAATGCCTCAGTACTGAACTGCTGCATCAAACTCTATGAGCGAGCAAGAGACAGCCAACGCCTCTTCGGTGGTAAATACAATTGGGATATGATGACCAAGACCATTGAAACCCTACGTGAGGAACTGGGGCACACGCTCCCTGCGAGTACGCTGCGCTTCCGGAAGAAGGTAAACGACTACAAGCGCAATGGCTACGGCTGCCTGATAAGTGGCAAGTTCGGTAATCAGAGTGCAAGAAAAGTGGACTACAAGACCAAGCTGTTGGTTCGTGGTTTGGTGGTTCTACCAAACAAGCCTTACAACAGCAACGTACATGAGATGTATATCAGTTTTGTATGTGGTGAGCTTGATGTTTACAACCCGAAGACCGGCGAGCTGTTCAATCCCGACGATTTCACGGACAAGAACGGAGACCCGAAGTATCTCAGCGAAAGCACCATCAACAATATACTGAACGAGCCAGCAACCAAGATGCTGATAGAGAAGTCGCTGTCGAGCTGGAGCACCTTCATGCACGAGCAAATGCCTTATATGCACCGCCATAACGGACGCTTTTCGCTGAGCCAAATCACAATGGACGACGTGGACTTGACGCGCAAGCTGAAGGACACGAAGCAGCGTGTTCATGCCTACTATGCCTACGATGTGGTAAGCCAGTGCGTGATTGGCGCAAGCTATGCGAGGAAGAAGGACGAGAGGCTCGTGGTAGATTGTTTCCGAGATATGTTTCGCTTGATTGCCCGCCACGGCTGGGGTATTCCTGCTGGTATCGAAGTTGAGAACCACCTGATGAGCCAGTACAAGGAGGGCTTCTTGAAAGCTGAGACGGTATTCCAGTTCGTGCGTTTCTGCGCCCCCCTGAACTCACAGGAGAAATACGCTGAACCATTGAACGGTGCGAAGAAGCGCAGCGTGATACACAAGAACCACGAGGGGATCGGGCGTTTCTACGGCAAGGGCAAGTGGCGTCAGGAGTATAAGAAGATCAGTGACGAGACCAATGAGCTTTACGAGGACAAGGAATATTTCACATGGGAGCAGCTGGTAGCTGACGACCGCAAGGATAATGAAGAATGGAACAACACCCTGCACCCGAATCAGAAGATGTATCCCGGCATGACACGCTGGCAAGTATTGGAAGCGAACATCAATCCCAATCTGCTGCCATACGATGCGAGGACGCTTGCCTACCATATCGGTGAGAGGGTGGAAACGAGTATCAGAAGAAACTCGACCGTAAGGGTGGCGCACGAAGACTGGTGGCTGAGCAGCACGAGAGTACTGGAACGATTGGAGCCGAACAATTACAAGGTTACCGCCTGTTACCTACCTGACGATGAGGGCGCACCGCAGGATGTGTTTATCTACCAAGGAGGTAAGTACATCGACACAGTTGAGAAAGTGAACACCTACAGCCGTGTGATGGCGGAGCAGACTGAAGAAGATAAGGCAGCCTTTGTGGAACAGCAAAAGAAGATAGCGAAGTTCAACAAATATGTTGAGGACAACGCCATCGACAGACTGGGAATACTGAAGCCGAGCCAACAGGCACAGCAGGAAGTACTGGAACTGAAACCCTCCGCTCCTCTGAAATATGAGCCAAAAATGCCATTGCCAAGCGCATCGGACAGAGCGGTCGCAGACATATAGAATAACGTTAAAATGCCATTAGAATATGATTAGTGAGACTCAAAAACAGCGGATACTGGAGGCGATAGCAGCCAACCGCAAGAACTATCCGAGTGATGCGAAGCACGCATCGGTACTGGGTATCTCTCCAAGTGTCTATAACGGCTTGAAAAAAGGCCAAACGGAGAAAGCGCTGAGTGATGCCAACTGGGTAAACATTGCCCGGAGGCTGGACGTGAACCTCCGAGAGACGATAGAATGGAAAGGGGCACAGACGGAAACCTTCAGGTATATCAGCCTGCAGATGGAGGCGTGTCAGGAACGCAGCCTGAGCGTGATACTCTGCGACCTGCCCAACATCGGCAAGACCTATACGGCACGCTGGTATGTACACGAACACCGCAATGCCGTGTATGTGGACTGCTCACAAGTAAAGACGAAGCGTGCATTGGTCAAGAAGATAGCACAGGAGTTTGGTGTCGGCATCAGCGGCAAGTATCAGGACACCTACGAGGATCTCGTGTATTACCTGCGCTCTATGGAGCGGCCGTTGGTAGTGTTGGACGAAGCCGGGGATTTGCAGTACGAGGCATTTTTGGAACTGAAGGCATTGTGGAACGCAACGGAAATGTGCTGTGGCTGGTATATGATGGGAGCAGACGGACTGCGTGCCAAAATCAACAGAATGGTAGAACATCAGAAGGTAGGCTATGCCGAGATATTCTCACGCTATGGCGGCAAGTACAGCCGTGTAACGCCTGACCAAGAAGATGACCGCCGTCAGTTTCTTATGGAGCAAGCCTGCGCCGTGGCAAGCGTGAACGCGCCGAAAGGCACGGACATTGGTCAGATAGTACGCAAGAGTGGAGGCGGTCTGAGGCGAGTTTACACGGAAATTGAAAAACTAAAGAGAGGAGTGTAAGGATGATAACAAAGATAACACTTGAGGATAGGGGGCAAGATATTCTTTGGTTTCGAGTAAACGAGGCTGGTCTTGTAGAGGAAGCCGGTCCATTTCAAAATGAAATATGGAAAGACTCTTATATTCCACTGTGGATAGTTGAGGAAGGAAAGCCTTGCCCAATTCACAAATATCCACACATCATTCGTGGTTTTTTGAAGTATAAAGTAGAGTCAATTAAAAAGGAAAAGTAGTAATTATGATGACAAAGATAGAAATGGAAGCTATGGAAGCCGTTATCGGTATCCGAAAAGAATTGGCAAAGGCTAATGAGATAGACTGGGAACAGCGCAGGTATGAGATAGCTAAAGACCTTTATGTTCAAACTTGCCAACAGACAAAATTAGAGGGTGATAATACTGCAGCAGATGTATTCCGAAGTGTGGCATGGTTATCTCGTGTGGCTGCCGATTACTTAATAGAGGTTCTGAAAAAATAACTATGGTCAAACGCGCATACAGTCCGAAAGACATTGCCGCCAAGAAATGGGTAACCCTACCGTGGGGTGAGAAATGGAGTGAACCGTTTGGTTTTCCAGCTGAGAATGCTTCCTGGTTCATCAGCGGTGCCAGTGCTCAGGGTAAAAGCTCGTTCGTGATGCAGTTGGGCAAAGAACTGTGCAAGTACGGTCCTGTACTCTATATGAGCTATGAGGAACGTGTAAACCAGAGTTTCCAACGCCGAATGGACTATTTGGGAATGAATGAGGTGCAGGGACGCTTCAGGGTTGTAACCGATGAGTCGATAGACGAGCTTGCCGAGCGTCTTTCCAAGCCCAAATCCCCGAAATTCATTATCGTGGACTCTTATCAAGTGGCATACGACGATTTCGGATGGACTTATCCTGCTGCTGTTGCCTTGATGCGCCGTTTCAATCGCAAGTGCTTCATCTTCATCAGTCAGGAAGACAAAAGTGAGCCAACAGGCAAACCGGCACGACGGCTCAGGTATATCTGCGATATGAAGGTTCGTGTGATGGGTTACAAAGCCTACTGCTTGGGCAGGTCAATCGGTGAAGCCGGAAACCATTATGTAGTCTGGAAAGAAGGTATATTGAAAACAAGTAACAATCTGTGATATGGACGAGAAAGAAAAATGCTGCATCTGCGGCAAAGAGATAGAGGGGATGGGTAATAATCCCTATCCCGTGAGAACGGAAGGACGGTGCTGCCGATATTGCAACTATACCGTAGTACTGCCCGAAAGAATAAGACTATCAAAACAAGATCGCTATGAGCAAGGAAAGACGGATGATTGAAATCACTCCGGGACGTATGAGTCCGGGTGGGCGTATGACAGACCGCATCGAGAGCCGTGAGCACAGTTGTCCTTACTGTCAAGGAAACGGCTACCATTGGCAGGAAGATGAGTGGCAGGAACGCTACAAGCAAGAGTGCCCGATATGCAAGGGCAGCGGCAGGCTCGACGCAGTGATAACCGTTGAGTGGAGAGCGTCAGACAATGTATAATCTTTAATCAATATGACAATGAGCAATTTTTTAGACGAAATCAAGAAGCGTATTCAAGTGTGGCACGAGCAGCGTGCGGAGCGTATCGAGGCAGACCGTCAGGCGGCACTTGATGCAGAGGCACGGGAAGCTGTGCAGGTAATGGAATTCAACAGCAGGCTGTACATCTGTGTACACGGCACACCACTGTTCGACATCGATATTTTCAAGAACAGCGTGGCCGAGGTCGTAGCCTGTGGCCGCAGCGCATACAAGGACTGGAAGGAGGAGAAGCTATGGGAGCGGAACGGAACTACGCACGTTTCTACTGTCTGCTGAAAAAACTGCCCGGAGCAGATAAGGAAACGCTTGTGGAGCAATATACCCACGGTCGGACGGTCCATCTGCACGAGACCACCATACAGGAGTACGATGCGATGTGCAACGATATGGAACGAGTGGCAGGTTTTGACAAGCGCAGAGAGGCAATCCGGAAGGAACTCCGCCGAAAGCGCAGCATGTGCCTGAAGCTGATGCAGCAGCTCGGTATCGATACCACGGACTGGGCACGAGTGGATAACTTCTGTCTGAATTCCCGTCTTGCTGGTAAGCCTTTCAGGAACATCAGCATAGAGGAGCTTGAAGACCTTGCTATAAAACTGAGGACTATCAAGCGCAAGGGCGGTCTGAAACCACAGCGACCACGGGAAGAGCAGAAAAGTAAGACTTCATTTGTTTATGTCCCTATGGGCAATATAGCAGAAAGTTAATGAATATGACACCAAAAGAATTTGTAAAGCGTGAGATGGAGCACATCCGGGAACTCGGTAAGGATATGAGTAATGAGGATTATAGCAACAGCCTTGAGCAACTTGCCTACGAACTTGAAACCGAACGGCAGGAAGTGAACTGGCAGCTATTGACCAGCGAGAACAAATTTGTTTAACAACCCATAAAAAAGAAAATACAATGGCAACAAGAAAGAAAAAAGTAATCATTACCGGCGTGAGCAGAGAAGCCGCCGATGAAGCGTTTGCAACCTATGCCAAGAGCGATGCACAGTTGCAGAAAATCAATGCGGACATTGAGTTGCAGTGCGCCAAGTACCGTGAGAAGTATGCCGACAAGATAGCCACCCTCTCGGAGGAGCGCGACAAGGCGTTCGACACTCTTCAGGCATTCGCCACGGAGAACCAAACGGAGCTCTTTGCTAAAAAGAAGAGCCTTGATATGGCTCACGGCACCATCGGCTTTCGTACAGGAACGCCAAAGCTGAAGACACTGAAGGGGTTTACTTGGGCGAGTGCGCTGAACCTTGTAAAGAGTTTTCTGCCAAGCTATATCCGCCAGACAGAGGAGATTGCCAAGGACAAACTGCTTGCAGACCGAGAGGTGGAAGTTCAACTTGGCGGTGGTGATCCAAACAACCGTGGCTACCGTCCTCTTCGTGAGCAGATGGTTGAATGTGGCATTCAAGTTGTGCAGGACGAAGCCTTCTACGTGGAACCCAAGAAGGAGGAAACGGCATGAAGCACCAAGTAACAAAGGCTCCCAAAGTAGCCCTGTGCCGCAAGTGCTGCGGTACGGGGCACTATCGGAGAATAGCGACAGACGGCACGTTTACCTTTGAGCAGTGCCCCCAGTGCGAGGGTTCAGGCAGGGTTACGGTGAGTGCGGTTATGGAGTATGACATCAGACCTTATAAACAGAAGGAGCGATAAGATATGCAGAAGCGACGCGGAGTAAGTTATCAGAAACGTGTAGAGGAAATAAACAGGATATACGACCTACATGCCAGAAGCGGAATTTCCAACCGTGAGATATGGCGACGGTACGTATATCCTGTGTATGCCATTACCGAACGTACCTTTTATAATATACTCAACGCGAGCGCGGAAAGTAAGAATAAGATAGCTGACGACACCCGTCAGCTATTGCTCTTTGATTTTGGCAATGACGAAGGAAAATGATTTGCAGAAGGTAATCTCCCTGATTCTGAAAGACATCCGTGTAGACCTGACGGACGAGTTCGATAGGAATTTCGAGCGGCAGGGCTTTTTCTCGCAGAAGTGGGCAAGGCGAAAAAGCCCGATGCGCCCCGGTGGTTCCATATTGATTGACACTGGCGGTCT